CTTGGTATTCCGCTTCATTCATATCACATTTATATTCTTTCATGAATTCACAAAATTCTTTTATATCGTGATAATTTTCGACATTATATTCTTCTGTGTGTATATCTTCATTTAGTAAGCTTTTCATTGATATCATAATTTATTTCTCCTTATATTATAAATATATAATTATTTAATTAACCAAGTTAAATCCTCATTATTATCACCAACCCTCATTTTCCAAGGATTTTCTTCTAATTGAGAATTACCACCAAATCCCATTCCAGCAACATCTAATTGATGTGCTCCAATACCACCTAATGCTTGTTTAGTTAAATCAATTCCCTCTTGTCTTAATCTTAATGCAGTATCTCTAACCCACAAACCGATTGATAATGACATTGTTAAATCATCATTATAACCTCTCATAGCTTCTGCTCTGTTTCCTCTCCATATAAATGTAAATAATTCATCTATTGTTCGTGTAGAACGAATTGTTACAGATTTTTCTCTGATATATTGTTCTAGTTTGGAAATGATTAGAGGTCTTGTTTTAGATGTTGTACTAAAACCTGCAGTTAATCCTCTTTCTTCTCTATTGTATTTATTATGTATTTGATTTTCCACATCTACATACTTTAAATCTTTACTCATGTAGAAAAGATTACCATATCCTCTATCAATTACTTGTTGAATTACCGCCCAACCAATGTTTGCGTTTTCAATAACTAACAATGCTTGATTATATTCAGTTGAAAGGGAAACTAAGAAATTTCCAAAATCTTTTGTATCCAATCTACCTTTGTATTCTGCAACTTGAGATGATTCTTCTATATCAATAACATGACAGGCAGAATAATCTGCCGAATCTCCTCGGGCAACATCGGCTACAACCATATAAGATTTATTATAGTTTGGATATTCCCACTTCCATAAGTTTCCATCGAATCCTGTCTTTTCCATTGGTTCTTGACAAAATGATTCTTTATAGAACATAAGAAGTTGTGGGTCAATCACAGTATCACCAGAAGAAACAAAATCACAATCACATTCTTGTGCCGCTCCTTTTACTCCTAATAAAACTTCTTGTTCATCTCTCCATGCTTGGTCTCTTTCAGGATGTACACTCCAATGTAATCTTATTGGATTAAATGTATTTGTTTCTTCTTCAGCACCTACCCAAGTTTTGTGAAAGAAGTTTCCTACACCATTTGGAGTAGAAAGGATAATTGCATTACCACCAGTCGATAGTGTTGATTGTGCTGATACCCAAATATCTTCAATCTTATCAATAAATGCTGCCTCATCAAATACTAATAAGGATAATGCTTCAGAACGACCGGCATCTCCAGCAGCTGATGTTGCTTTTATCTGAGAACCATTTGAATATCGTAAAGATAGTTTGTTATCTTCTACTGTATTTTGTTTTAACCAACTTGGAAGGTATTGGTTCATTACACGAACTTTTGTTACCAAGTTTTTAGCAACCTCTTGTTTAGTTGCAATTACTAATACATTAAAATCTTGATTGAATAACATTTTCCAAAGTGAAAATCCCGCAGTTAAGGTAGAGATACCTGTTTGTCGAGATTTAAGGATAACATTATATCTATGTTCTGCAAATTCGTTTAAAGTTCTTTCTTGAAACTGATATAAGTGAAAAGGAATTTTACCACGCACAGGATGCTGAATCATACAATACTTTTTCATAAAGTAGATTGGGTCTCCAGCACATTTCTGATACTCAAGTTTTATTATTTCCTTTAAACTCTGTTTAGCCATTTATTTTTTTCCTAGTTTCCAATATATAGAACCACCAACAAATGGTTTGTATTCACCAAGTTGATTAGATAACCCAAGATTTAAACCATAGATGTTCATCTTCTTGTTTTTAAATAAAATATTACCACTAAAATTATTTAATCCATTGGTTTGGTCTATACCTGTACCTAATCCAATATAAAATTCATTTTTTGGTAACTCTTTTACAATCGTGGTATTGTAAACTGTTGGAATTTTAAAAAACCAATCTATTTCTCTTGATTCAATTCTATTTTGTGAAATAATATCAGTAAGAATACCAAATCCTAAATCTCCACTTGGTTTGTTACCCAATGAATCGGTAACTACCTCTGGAAAATCATATGCCAAATTCAAAGTATCTTTTACTGTTACTTTTGAAAAGTAATCTTTGATAATTGCAAGTGAATCTACATCTACTGGTATCTCCACTTCTTTAATTACTTCTTTTGTAATGTACTTTGGTACATATTTGGTTACTTTAACTTCCTTTTCTACATATATCGTATCAGTTTTTGATTCTAACAGTTCAAAATCTTCACCATCTATGTTTATTATTTCTTTATCACCATAATCTTCTCCACAACCTCTTAAAAATAAAATGATTCCTAATAAAAGAAGGATTACTACTTCCCTCCATCGTTTAATTAATAAACTAAATATAATGCTCATAATTTTTTTCCTTTAACTTCTCAAAAGCTTCTTCTCTTTTGACTTCTAATTCTTTAATTTCATTTTCGCCGTAATCGATGAGTTCTTGTATTTCGGCTTTAACCTCATCTATTGATTTTGGTAACTTCCACTTTTCTGTTACCTTTCCATCCGAACCTAGTAGTTCGTATTCTTCTTTTAATTCATCAATTGATTGTCTATATGATTCTAATTTAGCTTTACCATATACAATCATCTTTGTCCAAACTTTATAGTTTTGATATTCTAACCATAAACCAGAAGTTCTTATTTCATGTTCTCTTTCTGTGGTACAATTACTACAAAATCCTCCACTTTTTATAAGCTCTCTATCTGCATTTGATTTTTTAATAGTTTTACAATCTGAATTTTTACATTTAGATTTTTCTTCAAGATATTTTCTAATTTCTTGAGTAGCTTCGTGATTTTTTCCAGTCTTTAGTACATAACCTTCTTTTTTCTCATATCGGTTATGTTCGTCTTCCCAAATATCACCAACTTTACGAGTTTCTTTTTTTGATTCGTACCCAACAGTAGTATTTTTATCATACTCACCTGTTTGAATCATATCTACCAACTTTCTCCGAGTTGGATGCATATACTTCTTCTTGAATTCTTTACCCATTGTTATATATTAGGTTATAATTTATATATAAATATATCAAATTAAAGAAACCGATAATTTTAAAAGAAAATACCAAGTATTTGGTTTACGGAAGCGAATGTACCTGTAAGTTTAAAGGTGTTTCCTTTGTATAAGAAAACAATACCTTCATTTGGTACAATTTTTTTAGGACCACCGATAGAATTCAACCTTCCAAGTTCTAATTTAAGTTTATCTATCTTTTTTGGGTCACCTGATTTCTTAACATCTTTGATTGTTTTATCAATTCGTTTCTTTATATCACGAACTGCTGAATCAGGATTAACAGTAAGGGCAGATGAAGTAAATTCTAATACTTCTGCACCCAATCCTAAGAAGATTTTCTCAAACTTCATTAAATTATCTTTTGATATCTTCTTATGATTATCTTTATCTGTTTTCTTAGCCCATTCAAGTGTTTTAGAATCAGTAATATTCTTATTATCTAATCTAAACTTCTTATCCATGAACGCCCATCTCTTAACTAACCCCATTTTGGTTTTATTATCAAGTGATGATGGTGAATTTTTATCAACCCATTGTTCCCACCACGCTTGATGGTAGTTTGCAACACCATCTGTATCCTTTAAACCAAATTCTTTTTGTAATTTAGTGATTTGTGATGAATATTTACTTCTTTTTTTAGATAAATCTTGTGATTTTGGTAATTTTACAACAGGTGGTCCTTGAATTGTGTAATTATCTTGTACATCTTTGTTGACTTGTTTAATCATACCTGCTAAAATTCTTGCTGCTTCACCATTTTCACCGATTGCAACACCTTCATCGTTATATTCCATCGTTCCATGGAATACAAGTAACGCTTGTCCGTAAGGAATAACGTTTACTGATGTTGGATATATCACTTCAAGGTTCATAAAACAAGCACCTTGTTTAAAAACCTTATCTCTTTGTTTATCTGATAGGGAAGATATCGCATTTGAAAGGTCTTTCATAGCATAATTGTATGCATCTGATAATCCACCTCTACCTTGGAACTTATCTGATACTCCTTTGATATCTAAAGCGTTTTCACCTTTGTTTTTAAGGTGTCCTTTGTTCCTAGCTGCTACTAATCTTCCATCTCTCCATGAAATAGCAAGTGCTTGACCATCTGTTTTCTCTCTTGTGAACTCAAGTGTACCTTCTAAAGCACGATTTACGATATCTTTAAGTTGTCCAAAGGTTAAATTGATATCACTATCAAATGGGTGAGACATATGTCCATACGCACCACCTTCTTTCAGTAGTACTTCTTTTAATATCTTTTTTAATCGTATCATTTCAATGCTTTCTTTTAAATCGTTTTCTTTTCCAGCCCCTAATCTTTGTAATCCTGCTGCTGGAGGTGTTAGTGGGTTATATCCAAAACATCTTCTTCTGAAATCTTGTTCTGATTCACCCTTTAGTGGGGCATCACAACTTTGTTCATCCAATCCACCTCTATCGTGTTTAGAAAATTTACCTAATTTATCGAAAGCTCTGAATGATTTAACTTTATTTACTTTCTTTGGTGTCATTACAGATAGTTGTTTGTACTTCATATGGTTTTTAACAATATAAAATACATTTGCAGTGTTACCACCAACCGATTCTATAAACTTTCTATATTTCTTTACTAATGAAGCAGATACTTTCTCATGTCCAAAGTGTGTAATGTGTCCTTTCTTTGGATGAATACCTGCAGTTTCATCTTTTCCTATATCATGGAACATTGCAGCGATTGCAATATCAATATCATCATCTTTAATTGAACGATTTACAACTTTGATTGTATGTTTAAGAACATTACCCTCTGGATGTTTATCTAATCTCTGTCCAAAGTTCTTTAAATTGTAAACTCTCTTTTGTAAATCGGAAGGCATCTTTTTAAATAAGGATTTGAAATCAGTAATTCCTAATTCTTTTAATCCTTCTTTAATTGGCTCGTATCCTTGTTTCTTCGTATCCTTTTCTTTCTCTTGATGGCC